CAATATACTGGGGAGGTATCATTCTAATGTTATTAAAGAATTTACCAGGTTTATTATACAACATAGGATCAAAATCTCTTGATCCAGATTTTTTGTATGTAACAAATATATGGAGACGTGCAGAAGTACTTACTGAGTTTAAAGCACAAATCAGTATGTTTGTAGAAGATAATGTACGAGATGGTGAAAGACCAGAGGATGTTGCAACTAGATTGTATAGAAATCCATTTTATAACTGGACTATATTTATTATAAACGATATAACCGATTATTATGCACAATGGCCAAGATCTGTAACTCAATTACAGGATTTTATCAATCAAAAATATAGTAATCCACAAGCAACAAAACATCATGTAACTACAGAAGTAAAAGATTCTAACAATAATATAATTGTTCCTGCAGGAAAAGTTGTACCATCTAACTTTCAAGTATCATATTACAATGGGTCTACAACTGTTACTGCTAACCCAGTAGTATCAATAACGAATGCAATGTACGAGACAGAATTAAACAGTAAAAAACAAAATATACAGGTAATAAAACCAAAACTAATAGAAGATTTTGTTGCGGAGTATAAGGCAGCAATATATAGAGGAAATATTACCGCAGTAGCGGGTGGTACGTCAGATATAAACATGTAATAAAAAAGACCCCCGAAGGGGTCTTATTTTTTAGTCGTCTTGTGCTAGTTTAGCAAAGTACGATAACGTATCAGTTTCTGGTGCAGCAGATGGTGCTGTCGCAGCAACTGGTGTTGGTGTTTCTGCCTCTTCTTCAAAGACTTCTTCATCAACTGGTTTAGAGTAGTTGCCCTTTAAAGTACTCTCAAGTCTAAACTTAAGATCTTCATAGGACTTGAACTGATCATCAGCAGTGAATGATGCTAGACTATGTTCTTCTTTCCATAATGCTTCCAACTCTTTATCGTTGAAACCACCTAATACAGATGTTTCTGCAAACTCAGACTTGTCATAGTTCCAGAATCCTGCGACTCTAGTGATCTTTAACTTAAAGTCTGCACCTTTCCAGAAGTCAAATGGATTTACTGGTGTCTCATCTTCAAATGCGGGTTGCATTGATTCCATAATCTTATCAAATATTTTCTTACCATATCTGTATAAGAATACTCTGCCTTCGTTGGCAGGATTTGCACTATCTTTTACAACGTAGATGTTGCTGTAATAGTTTAACTTACGCTTTTGTTTGCGTGCTTGATCTCTTTGTGGAGATCCCTCTGCTCCTGCGTTCCAAAGTTCTCTGTTGAGATCAGAAACAGGATCTTTCTTACCTAAAGTTGTAAGGGAGTTTTCGATATACCAACCGCCAGGTCCTTGGAAGGCATGACTCCAAACTTGTGCCCATGGAAGGTCTTCTCCATCGGGTGCAGGGAGAAATCTGATTACAGCGTAACCATTTCCTGCTTTGTCCACCTCTGGTTTCCAGAGACGCTCATCAGGACCTGCTTTGGTCTCTGACTTATTGAGATTTTCTGCTTTAGAAAGTAAGTCTTGAAAGTTAGACTTCTTGAGTGAAGCAAATGACATAGTATTCCTCGTATTTTTGTATTGTGAATATTACTGCAATGCAGCATTACTATTTATTATAGCAGAAGAGAAAGGATTTGACAAGTTGTTCTGCTCTCTCCTCTCCGAAGATACCCTTGAGGTATCCACCGACAGGATCCAATCTTGTCATGTATGTGTCAAAATCAGAGTATATTGTTGTGTCTTCTCCATCTGGTTGAACTGCTTCTACCATTCTTCTATATGCATCAAGATATTGTGCAAACTCTCCTACGTATTGATCTACCTCATCCATTTTACATTTACGCACAAAGATATTCTCTGAGAAGTGATTACCTTTCTCAAAGAATCTATAATCCTCTGTTGCTACTGGTAAATCTGGATGTGAGAACATGTAGTTCTCTGTAGGGTGCTGAAAATCAAATACTATGATTACCTTATATTCAGCAAATCCCATAAGATCCATGCCAAAACAGGGCAAATTACTGCCAGTCTTAGGATAGAGGATGTTGTTGTAAATGCTAGACTTTTCATTGTAAATTTCTACCTCACGTGCTTTTAAAAAATATTTATGACGATACTCTATTGCTTTTAGACTTGTGTTACGTTTTCCTTCCCACTCCATGCTAGTAGCATCAGGTTCCAAGTCAAAAGTATTGAACAATACCTTCTTATAATTTTGCCAAAGATTCATTTTTTAAATACACCTATTTTAGTCATAACGTACAGTGTTAAAACTGTCCAAAAAATAATTTCTAGTGCATGGTTAGTCATCATGTTCTTCCCATTGGTCTGTTAAACCTTTATTATTAAAGAATGCTCTGTATATTCCAAACCCAGATAGTAAAACTAAGATTATTAATATAGAAATACCAAATGTTGCATTTGGATCAGCATTATAATGTGGTATTAGTGCATTACACTTAGTCCATGTGCCAGGTAATGTATATACTGGAGGACAGGATAAAAAAATCATAATTAATAGTTTTTTGATTTAGGGATATTGCCACCTTCTCTTAATTCAGATATTCTAAAAGTGACAAGTTTCTCCCAAGGAGAATAGTTATCAAACAGAACTGATGCTGTTTTCTTTGTGCATCGTTGAACGAATCCAACATACCCATTATATATTGAGTTTGGACTATCAATTGTAACGGTTGTGCCTGGTAAAATCATTCTTCAGATCTCCATTGTTTGCGTAGTTTTTGATAAGTTTCATCGTATGCTGCTCTGTCCCTCATTTTTTTGAAAACAGTTGCAGAACGCGACTTTTCACAGTGTAATGCGGTTGGCGACTGCGGTGATATGGAACCATCTCTAGCGTATTTCTTCCCACTAGGATGATTTGCATACCGACGGGAGCGTGTAAATCCCATTTCAAGAAACTTCCTTGCCATATCCATTCCAATGAAGTCTTGTTGCTTCTTATAGTCACAAAACATGGAGTATATTTTAGAAGCAGATTTGCGAGCGACATCTTCATTTACAAATCTCCAATGAGCACATATAAGGTTAGTATAAGGGCGTACCAATAGCACTCCTTGTTCCCCCCTTCCAATGCGATAAAGTTTGCGGTTTTCTTTAACTGTAAAGTCGATTGTCTTATAATCGAGTCCATAATCAAACTCCTTCATCTTTCTTCCACTCTTTCTTTTCATAATCAAATTTAGGATGTGGTGCAGCACTTACAACAGGATTCTTAGATTCGTTTTTGATAACAATAAATTTATCCTTTGCAAAAGTTCCTGCAATTTGCACTTGAATGTCATCACCATCTTTCCAGTTTATTTCACCTTTTAGATTAGTGTGAAGCATTGCTTCCTGTATTTGGTCAATCAGTTCTTGAGTGAGTTTCACTTATATTTTAGTAGATGAACACATTATAGCACAAAATTCTTAACATTGCACCCCTTTATGTGAAGGACTCGACATAATTAGTATAAACGTATACAACTATGAATGGGCGATTGAACAAAGTACAGATGTTAGCAAAAGTTATGCGTATGAAAGATGGTCTGCATCAGCACCAGTGGTATCCTCATTGGGATGAGAATGAAAGAGCAGCAGCACAGATGATATTAAATAATGTTCTTGATGTTCTAGACGAATACTGGGAGTGATTTTCCTTCATGCTCTAACATTTTGGCAATCAAAGTCATTCTATCTTTATATCGTTGTATGTAAGGTTCTTGTAAGTAAGGTATATAAGCTTGTTTTGTAGATTTATATTGTAAATAGGTATAGTCAAACTGATAACGTAGACACATACGATTTGTAGTGTCACCCAGTCGTCTATGTTGTACAATACTGTTGTCAAATATCAGTAGGTCATCGTCATTCTCCCACCAGTAATCATAAGTATATGGGTCTAATCCTTTTCTTATTTCTTCTAATACTTTTTTCGCTTCTTGGTTAGACATGCCTTTAATACCTGTAACAGTATTAAAACTGTAGTGTAATCCTTTGACCCCTGCAGGACTCTGTATAACTAAAGGTATCTCTGTGTCTGCATCAGGGCACATATTCCTATACATTAGATTGTCCTGTGGATCATTAAGACCAGGATTTATCTTGCCAGGCATAAAATTATGGATGAGAATCATCTCATCTAATTCACTACGAAAACTATCACTTACACTATGATAATATGGTGTAGTTACCATAAAACCTGTAGCACTCTGTTTTACATTCTCTACACCTAATAGTGCAACTGCGGGTGTAAATGCTATATCTCCACTCTCATTACTATGCCATAGTAACTCACCCTCAGCAAACATGCCTATGGGTTTACCATTAATTTTCATGCCACTAATTCTTAGTGCATTTCCTGTCTTCATATTACCACCACCGACACGAAAAAATTCTCTGATGGTATCTCTATCTTGTTGTTCTAGTTTTGGATTTCGTAAAAGTTTTACAACATTACCTTCTGCCTCTGGATACTTGGCAAACAAAGTTGCTGCATAATTTTGTCTGTCCTGTCCCCACTTTCTCATAACCTGTAAGAAAGATTGTTTTTGGAGACCAGTGTTCCTGATAATCATGACAAGTTTTTCCATGTGTAACTTGCCAAGATCCATCCACTCTCGTCGAGACATGTTCTTAAAATCTACATCATCAACGAATACACCATATCCCTCAAGATTAGGAATATCAGTTATGCGGGTCATAGTATCTTATGAGTGCTCCTGTTACTGCAATTAATACAACAATACCGACTAATACCCAAGTCATTCTGGTAACTCCTTCATCATTTTTCTAACATTGTCTTTCAGTTTATCATAGAACTGAGGACCTATTTCTTCTTTTGGCATGCCTAACATAGCAGCAGCATTTTTTACTTGATCTACAAGTTTCTTTGCTTCTGGATCCTCAGACAAAGTAACACGCATATACATGGTCTGTTGAAGTTCAATCAGACGCATCATTTTGTCCAACTGTTCCCTTTTCTGAGATAAACTCAACATCAGACCCATACGGTTGATATCCATGTAAAGATCTTGCATTTGTGTTAGTTCCTTTTGGACTACTTCTGATTGAAAAAATTTCATACGAATTGTGTTTTGATTATACTCTTATATTTACCTTTATCTATATTAATAAAGGGTTCGTATTTCACTACCCTGTTACGGATTGGTTTCCATACGATTTCTTCTTTGATAATCTTGTCAAAGTTATCAACATAGTTGAAGATCTTATTAAAGATTGCCAATGTTTCTATGCTTATCTTACCACCTAAATGTGCTTTTAGCAAGGGTGGGTGCACACCATCTATTATAAACAATTTATCAAACAAGTGCGAGATATCATGTAGAGTAATTACATCTTCTTTGAACCTGTATGATAATGATTGTTGTCTTTTGAGATATTCTTGATAGTTCTTTGCACCTTCTCTTACTAATGTAGCAGGATAGACTTTATCTTCCACGATCATATTAGCTACAAAAAATTCGCGTAACTCGTCCTCCTTGAAAGTCCTTGAAAGTTTGACAAAAAAGAATTTATCTCTGCGACTATCAAATGACTGCTGAGATGCTTTAGCAGCGTTACCATATTTGAAATAGTCGAATGTGTCTGTAGTGAAGTGAAGTTTCAAAGAGAGATACATTTTATATACCTCTATTCCACTCACAGTTTTAAAAATGCTTTAGATGTTCTCTTCATATAATTAAGTCTTTGTGCGTCATATTTTAACTTCTCTTTTAATGGTTTAGATATTAACTTACTAATACCATCCATTTCTATGTTCTTGTCTTCACAGAACTGTACAATTGCTTCAATATAATTAAGATCACCCTCTTTAACAATGTTCTCTATCTCCACTGAAAACTTTGCAGCGGTCATAAAGTTCTTTTCAAAGATGTCATCAACCTTACCAGTTGCCATTGTCTCTCCTATAGGCGTCAATATACTCTTTAAGTTTTCGAGCGTACGTGATTGTGTCATAAATTTCAAATACCTGTGGTTCGCCTGTCTCACAAGCGATAATTGTAACAAGTTTCTTGGGTATCAACCCAGTTAACTCTTGAAACATTATAGCATATGCTGTCTCCTGTGCAAAGTAGTCGTGTATCCATTCTTCACGTTTGTACTTTGTAGAGGTTTTGAAATCTATTATCGCTAACTCTCCGTTGTATTCTGCAATACAATCAACTCTTCCTGCCATTTTCAAGAGACTAGAACACAACGGTGCTTCTAGGGCATGTATATTATCAATACTATCTAGGTAGGGTTTAATTTGGTAAAACAACCCCATAGATAGTGGATCATCTTTATATTTACTAATTGATTTGTTTTCTAGATATAACTCGCATAATTTATGGCACTTATTACCTCGTGTAGATGCACGTTTTGATATAGCGTTTGCTTCTTCTTCACCAACTCTATTTCTCCACTCCATAATAGACTTCTTTTTAGAATGTCCTATCACAGTGGTTACTGATGGCCACATCATACCATTAACAAGATATCTTCTACCCTGCTGTGTAGTTGTTGCCTTTAATACTGGAAACTTGTGTATGTTTAAATGGTTAAATGCCAAGATTCAATTTACTAATCAAATAAGATTTGACTAGACCAGATCTCACGATATCGTCAATGCCAAACTCAATACTTTCAAACTCATCCATGTCGTCAATAATCTTTTTGAAGTCCATGATACCAGTTTTTTCATGTGCCTTAATAAGATCACTCTGTGCAGCATCTCCTGCAAAAATGATTCTACTATTCACACCTAGTCTTGTTATTATACTATCTAATTCATGAAAATTCAAGTTCTCAGATTCATCAACCAAAACTATACTATTATCTATGGTAGTTCCACGGATGAAACTTGTAGACCAGAATGATATAGTATCTTGTGCTTTTAGATTGCCATACAACATTTCAAATGATGCATCATCAGGCATCTCAAACATATATCTTACCATGTTCTTATATGGTATCTGATATAAGTTTGCCTTGTCTTCATGGTCGCCAGGCAAGAAACCAATCTCTCTTGTAGGAACTAATGACCTAACAATATACAACTTATTATATGGTGTAGATTCATCTAGAATACTTTTGAGTGCAAGATACAGTGTAATAAATGATTTACCTGTTCCTGCTGCACCGAACAAGAACATATGCTTATTACTTTGCCATGCCTCATACACCTTCTCTTGTGCGGGTGTAAGAGGTTTTATGTCTATTAAGTGATCTGCTCCTATTGGTTTTTTTCTCATTTGTCTGGATGATAATCCAACCATTGTTGGTTGCTTCTTGCTTTTTACAGGCATACTAGATTTTATCGAATTGAGCGTAGGGATGATGTTTTTTAACGTTGTTTAAACGATCTTTAAAACCTTGTGGAAGTTTGTTTTGATAATCACCAATTTCCCTAACAGCAGACATAGTTCCTGCTTGCCAATTCTTTTCCCATTCTGGATTCTCTTCTCTCCACTTCTCATATGCTGAGATAGTGAGGTTTAATTCTTTTTCTTCACCTGTGGTGTAGTTCTTTACTGCGTATTGTGGCATTACTTATACTCCCAGTTTAATGCGTTTGTACATATAGGGAATTGTTGTTTAAAGATACCCCTTATTTCTTCTACTATATCCATATGTTCTTTTTGTGTTCCATGTGCACTACGTAAATCTATATAGTGAATCCATGACCGAACACTTCCTGTCATGTATATACGGGTAGGAGTTGCTAACGGGAGAACAAATCTCGCACATTCCTTCGCAATCCCCTCACGTATAAGTTCATTGTATAGGTCAAGTCCTTCAGCGAAATACCTTT